CCAAGTCCGTTAGCCATAAAAATTGGAATACCGTCGTAAGATAAACTTCCGTTTGTGTACCATTGTGTTCCCTGTGTGTTTGTTCCGTTTGCTCCTAAACCTGAAGCTGCAAAACCACCCAAAGCACGAACGTACAATTTAGCAATTTTTTGAGATACATAAATTCTTAAATTTTCGTTTCCGTAAAGTGCTGCTGGAATTAAATCTACAGTTCTGCCGATTTCACCGATTACATTTGTTGCGTCTAAAGTTGTTGTAAGTGGAGATGAAACGTCAATAACGTCTGCGTCTGCTAACATCAAAGTTTTGAAACCGTCAAACTCTCCTGCTGTTGCGTTAGTTCCTGCCCAAATTGTAGTTTCAATTTTAGCTGCTACTTTAGCCGCTACGTGTGCAATTAAAAAATCTGCAAAAGTTTTAGGCAACGTTTTAAACGCTGAATAACCCATACTTGCCGATTGCCAAGATTGCGCCAAATCTAACTTGCAAAGTTCAAGATTTACTTGAAACTCTTCTGTTGTTAATACTCGTTCAGTTAACGTTACCGTTCCTGAAGCTGTGAAAGCACAAGTTGCGTTTGCTACGATGTTTCCTGTAGCTACTTTTTGCATAACTTGTTTGTAGGCAACGTTAGGAAGTATTGATACTCCGCCTTGCTCTAATGTTGGTGCGCTTAATAAAGCTGCTGCTAAATACTTACCTGCAAACTCACCTGCGTAAGTTGTGGTAATTACTGGATTTGTTCCAAATGGCATTTTTTAAGTTTTTAAATTGTTAATATTAATTGTTTATTTTTTCTATAATTGAATCCATTATTGAACGTGGTCTTTTACTTGCGTATTGAAAGTGTTCAACTTCATTCGTGTTTTCAGGGTTAAACGCAATTGGTTTTACTTCTGCAAGTTCGGTTGCTTCTGTTGCAACTTCTTCAACTTTAGATAGTAATTCGATTTGTGCTTTTAACTCTATATTTTCTTGTGTTAATTTTTCTATTTCTGCAAAGAACGTTTCTTTAACTATGCTTTCAACGGTCTTCTTTGCTGTTGGTGTTGCTTGTGCTTCAACTTCTTCTTCTACTACTGGAGCTTCTTCTTCAACAACTTCTTCTTCTGTTGCAACTTCTTTTATTTCTAAAATAATACCTTCAACTTCTACAACTAAAATACGTCCGTCTTCTAATTCATATTCTCCGATTGGAACAGGAATTTTTTGTTCGTCTTCAGTTACAATAAAAACTTCTTTGTCCATTTCAAAAGCGTCTGCTTCAAAAATTGTTATTCCGTCCATTAACTTCATTGTCTCCAATTTCACTTCCATTCCTAAAAGTGTTTTGATTTGATTAATTACGCTTGTTTTCATATTTCGTGTTTTGTTTGTTTTGTTTATTTTATAAATGCAGATGTTTGTTTTTCTATTGTATTTAAAACACCTAAAATATCTTCAACTTCTTGAACTTCTTTTATTTGATTAATATTTATTCCTAATTCTTTTGCGGAAGATAAAAACTCATTAAGATATTTTTGACCGCCACTTAATAATGCTTTTGCATGACCATTTAAATTAAGCGCTTCTTTTTTTAAAGCGTCTTTTTTATCTACAAATTGAACACCGTTTTTATATATAGATTTTCCATTTTCAATAATTTTTTTTAAATCGTTAATACTTGCTAACTCAACTTCGTGTTTTGCTAATTCCGTTTTGTCGGACAACCTATCGTAAACGTTTTGTAGTGTGTTCATATAACTATAATTAAATTGTTTTTTATTTGTTGTATTTTCAATTAAACGCTTCCTATTCCTTGAGCTTGTAAAGTACCGTCACAACATTTTACATTGTACGTTTTTCCGTCTTTACATAGACAACCACGTTGACCGCCTTTTGGACTTGTTTGACTTTTTATTTTGCCTTGTTTTACTATTTTTGCCATTTTTTTATATTTTTTTTTTGTGCCTTTGTAACCCACGCCCACGCACAAGAACGCAGTTCGCTTAAAAAAGGTATTATACCTTCATATAAAACTAAAGTTCTTTAAATCGCATTAAAACCGCCTTAAATCAAATTTGCATTTTTCTTGTTTTTTAAACTTAACGTCCTTGTCTTGTATAAGTTTTTGTATAATTTTTACTTGACTTTAATTTGCTATTGCGTGTTTTTGCGTGAACTCCTGCACGTTTAACTTTCGGTTTTTTAAGATGAACTTTAACGTTAGTTTGCTTCGCCATTTAAAATAATTTCTTTGATTTTGTCCATTAAAATTTGGTCTTCATTTACTAAACTCATTTCGTATTTGTCTGCAAAATATCCTTCAATAGAAAATCCTTTTACTTCGCCTAATTTTACTTTATTCCAAATGTCATCGTTGTTTACTTTCATAGAAATAACCCAAGTACCTTTTGGAAAGTTAAAACCGTAGTTCATACTTTTGTCGTTTTTTTCTTCTGTAATCCAACTTTCAACAACACTCATTCCGTCTAACTTTTGCTTGTGTTCTAAAGTTGCGTTGTTCTGGTTTGAGTTCATAAAAAACAATTCACTTGCTTTGCGTACCGTTTCTTCTGAAAAGTAAATATAGTATTCTTCGTTCTTGTCGTTCTTGCGGTAAATTTGTTTGTTAGGAATTAAAGCCGCACCCATTAATATTCGCTTTTCAGCATCAACTTCTTTGAGTTCTATTTCGTGTTTTTTTAGTGCTATAAAGTCGCTTTCTATTGCTGGACTTTCAACAACTGAAACTGCGTCTATTCCGCTTGTCTCGTCTTTTTCGTCTATGATTAATTCAACTATTCGCATATCTATTTAATTAAGTTATTGTTTGTTTGTTGTATTTTCTAACCACCTAAAGTTGCGTTTGCTAATCTGTTTCTATCTAACGCCTGTTGTGAAGTTACTTGTCCTGAAACTACGTAAGCTTGTATTGGTTGTTGATTTAAACTTGCAAGTTGATTAACTCCGCTTTGCCCTACTACGTTAAATTGTGGTGCGCTCATTGTTGGAACTGTTGGAGCGTTACCGCCACCTGTATCTGCGCTTGGTGTTCCGCCACCTTCAAATTGTTGTGATGCTATTTTTCTAATATTTGAAAGTCCAACTGCTACCGCTCCTGCTGCTGCTATTGGTGCTAAACCCACACCAATTACAGGAACTGCTAAAGCGGATTTGTAAGCCGACATTGCTGAAGTATAAGTGTCTATTGTTGTTTGCGCTATGTTAGATGCTTTTTGTATAACAAAAGCCGTTTTCATTGCCTTCTTATTTTTACCTGCAAAAAAAGTAGCAACATCCGCAAAAGCTTGAAAACTATCTTTAACTAAAGTTAATTGTTGTTGTAAGATGGCGGCTTTTTTTTCTTTTTCTTCTTTTGCTAATTGTATTGATTTTTCACTAATTAATTTTTCTGCTTCAAGTCTTTTAGTTCCTGCGGCTACAATATTAGAAATAACAGTTTGAGAATTTGTTAATCTTGTACTTGCGTCTGAATCGTCATATTTTTTAGTTATTGCTGCTAAAGCTAAACGCTTTTCTTCTTCTAATGTTGTAACATTAACACCGTGTTTTTTTCCTTCTTCAATTACCTTGTCGTATTTTTTATTTAAAGCATCAATTTCTTTTTCTTCGTCAGTTAATTTACTAACTCGTATTTCTTCATTTAAGTTGTCAACGTCTTGTTTAAATTGGTTTAACGTTTCCGTAATTTTTGGTGCGTCATTTACAACTTGCTCAACATATTTTGTTCCTGCTTTTGTTAAGATGTCAACTTTTATAGCTGCATTATTTGCCGCTGAACCATAATTTTCAAATCTTTTTTCTGCGTCTTGAAGTTCTTTATTAATTTTATTAACTTTCCTTTGTTGTTCATCTAAACTATTAATTACACTTTGCGGAACTAATGCTTCTGGTCTCTGCAATAATTTTTGATAGTCCGATTGCATAAGATTCAAAAAACTTTGCTCTTTTGCTAATTTTTTTGTTAGTTCATCTTGTTTAGCAAGGTTTCTTGCAATTAAATCTTCGTTTTTTTGTAAAGCATATTTTGCTTTTTGATATTCTAAATAAGACGCAAGTTCCTTGTTTAATTGTTCTTGAAAATCTCTTTCGTCTTTTATATTTTTTAAAGTTGTTCCGTATTGTGAATTTATTTTTTTAATTAATTCTTCACGTTCTTTAGTGTTTTGATTAGTTGTTTTTAATCTTGAAATTAAAGTAGCAAAAGCTCCACTTTCCTTTGCTATTTCTTCACGTTGTTTTTTTGCTTCTTCACTAATTGCTTTTTGTTGCTTTGCGTATTTTTCTGTTTCGTCACCTGCAAAACCAATTGCTTTACTTATGTCTTCCCAATAAGCATAAACAAGACCTAACGCAACAACAATAAGTCCTATTCCTGTAGCACCTATTGCCGCTTTTATTTCAGTACCTAATGCCTTAATAGCAGGAATTGCTTCTCTTATTCCTTGAACTCCTTGTTGAATAGCCATTGCGGCTTGTACTTTTAACAACGCTTCTTCAACTGCTTTTGATTCAGAACCAAACGCTGCAAACGCACCTTGCGCTAAAGAAAATCCTGAAGTTACACCACCTAATGCGCCACCTAATTTTTGACCCATTGTTGTGGCAGCAGCGTCAACTGCCATATCCGTACTTATTTGAACTTTTCTAAATTCACCAACAGTTTTTAATAAGTCTTTATATTCTTGTGTCGTTGTTTGCCCTGCATTTGCAAGTTCATAAAGTCGGTCTTCGGCTTCACCCATTCTCGTCGTAAGCGGTTGAAGTTCATCACCGTACCTTTCAGCAAAAGTTGCTGCTTTGTCAAATTCTTTTCCAGCTTGTTTTGTAGACTTTGATAAATCGTCCATTGATTTGACCGCATCTTTAGTCTTTACTTCAATTTCAATTACTTTTTTTTCAGACATTATTTTTTAGTTTTTTTTCTATTAGTCTTTTACGTTGTGCTTGTTTCCATTGCTCTTTGATGCTTGTAGTAAATTTATACTTACCTTTTGCTATGTCTATGTTTTCACTTTCTCCGTAAAAATCACTTAACAAAAGCATTTCTATTATTTTGTTTATCATAATTGGTTTATTATTATGTAACTTGTGTCCGTGTTTCCGTTGGTGTATTCTGTGTCTAAACTTATTGTAATTACTCGTGCTGCGTTTGGTGGTACTCCTATTACTAAAAAACCTTCACTTGTAAATAATACACTTGTCAAAGTAACATTACTTGCATTTGCGCTTTTTGAAACCCTTACTTGTGTTGCTCCATTACTAAAATAAATTGCGATTTTATGAACACTTGATGTTCCTACTGGACTAATTTGGTATTTAACTGGTTTTATTTCTGCGAAGTCATTAATTAAAGTAAAGTTAACATCTCCTGTTGTTAAGTCGCTTTGCATTTCATTTATTAAATAACGTTTATCTCTTATAACAAGTCGGTCGTTTAACTGAAGTTGTGTAAGTAAAGAAATAGGAAGTATCGTTTTTACTTTTACAAGCCTATTTTTTTTGTTGTATAGGTTAATTAAATAACTTGCATAATATACAGAATAAAGAGAACTATCGTTTACAACATTATAAAAACTTGAAATTTCTGCACCAAAATTTAATGTAACAGGAAAGAAACCGCCTAATGAATTTAATATATTTGTGTCTTGTCCAAATGGTACATATTCGTTTATATGTGGACTTGCGCCATCCCAATGTAAAGGTGTGCCTGTTATAGTTGTTAATTGGTTCATATACAACAAGCAAGGTTTTGGAATGTAAGATGTCAACTCTTTATTAAGACAATAACCTACTTGTAATTGATTACCAAAATTATTGTGTAATAAATTTTCAAATGGACTTTCTATTTTGTATTCTCCACCGTCATAGTTCCAACCTATTTTTACATTTCCATAACCGTGTGCATCTATATTTAAAGAGTTTTCTAAAAATGCTTTATTCATTAAACTTTCGCTATCTTGGTATTTAAACTCAATAGACTTATAAAGTTTCATTCGTTCAACTTCAATGCTTGTAACATCCGTAAATTGTGTTATATCTTTAATAATTCCCCTTCCGTACCAAACAAGTAACGGGTCAAAAGTAAATACGTTCTTTTCATTTGAGTAAACCGTTATATTAAACTCTTTGCATATTCCAGAAATAAAATCAGATATTTTCATATCTGGAACCATTTGTTGTAGGTTTATATTTCCCGATGTATTTTGTGATGAGTACGCTGTTGCTGTTCCTGTAGAAGAACTGCCGCCCCCTGTAAAGAAAATTTGTTTTGTATATCTAAAATCTAAATCAATTGTATTTACTGTTAACCCCCTTAATTTAAAAGTAAATATTGCAGTATCTGAATTGTTAATACTTATTGAAAAAGGCGCACTTAATGGAGTTGTACTTCCATAAGGCATTACCGTATTATAAGTAAATGATTGACTATAAACATCATTTTTGTAAACATCAATGTAAAAATCAAACGGGTCATATGGTGACAATGCAGAACAAAAAATTTGCAAAGTGTGCGCCATTGTTTGCGAAGAATTTTCAGTTGAAGGTATTATTTGAAAAGTGTTGTTTGCTATACTAAAAGCGGTTTGTGGGCTTAAATTATTATAACTGACACTTTGTATATCTATTGGTACTCCTTCACCTTGTAAATTAATAACGTCTTTATTTTTAAACCATAAAAATGCTTTTTTAAATAAATCTGTTTGTAAAAATAAACCATTAAATGTTATGCCGTATTCAGATTGGATTAAATCAAAAATACTTGCAACCCTAACCGCAGGAAATAACTCATAATAAAAAAGTCTTCCGGTATTATGCCCTAAATTATTTTCATTATTTGCAGGATAAGTGTACCACTCTGGAAGGTTCGCTGTTGGTAGCGGAACACTTGAACCAAATTGCCAAACTCGTTTGGAACTTATTAATGGATAACGAACATCGTAATCAGTTACTAAACTATCTATTGTTATTCTATCAAAAACTTCTTTCTCTGTGTATTCGTGGTTTAAACTTGTATAATCTAATTGGCTTAATTTGTCTTCATTAAAGTAATCTTTTAAACTTACACCTGCTCCGTAAAATGTTACTGAATAACTATCGGGTTTTCCGTTTTTTAGGTTCGTTTTTTCGAGCTGAATTTTACCACGTCTAAATAAAACCGTGTCAACTTCTATAAAAGCATTGTATCGGTTTTGGTAGTCAATAGTTGCGTTTACATCGTTTTGGTAAAAGTGTTGAAATATTGCGTTGTTTGTAGGTGAACAAGGAATTGTAAAACCTTGCGAATAGTCTGTAAATATTTTACTTATATCCGATATATTTTGAATAGTAGAACTAACGGAAATCTTTTCATCGTTGAATAATTCTAAACGTGAAAAATTTGTTTCAGCTTGTGCAAAATCTGTTTCAATAAAAATGCCAACTTCTCTTTTCATTATATTACAGAATTAATAACATCGTATGCAAACTCAAAGTCTAAACTATAATTTATTTGTTTCGTGTTTATATGCTTAAACAACTCCGTGCTTTTAGTATTAATCTTTGCAGGTTTATTGTCAATCAGTATTCGTTCGCTTAACATTATTTGTTTTAAAACTTCCTTCCAACTTTCAGCAACCCAACCTGTGTTAACTTTAATACTTTTCTTTGCGTTGGTGTTAAATGTTTTTCTTTGCCCTTCTAATCCACTATAAAAAGTTGAAGGCGAACTTGCAAATTGCGAAGTTTGCAATAAATTGTATTCCGTGTTTTCAACATTAAAGTTATCGTTACTTGCCTTAAAAAAGAACTCACGTTGCCACGCTCCGTATTTATTTACAAAGTCAATTATTACAGGTGTATATTTACATTCTTCTAACGGATAAAAATACCAAGTCGCTTGAACTGCTGAAGCTCCGTTTAATATTTCTACTTTGTTTCCTTCGTTTACGTTTGCAGTTCTAACTCGTGGGATGTCAAAAGTTGAACTTGCTACCGCTAAACTTGTTACTACTGCGGTGCTTAAATTTGTATATCGTGCCGTAAAACTTGCGCCTGTTGTTACTCGTATTTTTCCAGCGTCTGAAATTGGGTTATAGTAATAATTTCCTGCGTCAAGTCCGTAGTTTCCTAAATCTTTATTGTATAAGTCTTCGTAATATGTATAACCGTCAAATGCTATGTGTGTTTGTGTTGCGCCTACTTGTGCGTAAGTAGTTCCGTTGTACCAATAAAGTTTTAGTTGTACATTTACTCGTTCATTAGTTGGGTTTGTTACTGCTGAATTTCCACCTGCTGCACACAAATTGAATTTTATGTATTCTCTAATATATGGACTAACATCGTACAACGTATCTATATTTGTAGGTGAAGGAATTAATTTACTTAACGTGTATGTAGGTGTTCCGCCAAAAGTTGTTGGACTTAAAAATATTTCCAACTTTGAACCAATTTGTGTTGCTTGTGCTATTCTTACTATATACGGTGAACGTGCAAATATATTAGCCATTTTTCTTTTCGTTTTTAAATTGTGTTTGTTTAAATAAATTCATTGCATCCAATCCAAACTTTTCAACAAGTTCATCAGGCAATCTTTTAAATGCAGCTTCAAATGGTTTGGTAAAAAATAAGCTTGGTTTTATTCCTTGATGATATACGCTTTCACGAACTGCATACGGATTAAGTCCTTTACTTGCGCTCCATTGCATAAAATGTTTAACGCT